GAGCTAGTATACTTGTATGTCACCATATGACTAAATCGGGCGATAAAGCTATTACTACACCTGAACAAGCTCGTAATCTTATTCGTGGTACATCTGCTTTAGTAGATGGTGTTCGCTCTGCTTTTGCTCTTTGGCAAGTTGATGAGAGTGAGGCTAAGAAAAGATGTTCGGCTTTAGGAATCGGATATGTTCGTAATATTTGCTTTGATGGCGCTGTTGTTAAGTCAAACGGCCCAGCAGAACGTAAAATACGAAAATTTGTTCGGGATTTAGATAGCGGCCTGCTGGTGGACAATACTCAGGCTATTGAATCGGTTGAAACATCTAATGAACGTGATGTAAAGCTAAATGCTTTATATAATTGGATTGCTCAGTGTGAAGTTAATGGTCGGGCTCTTTGTCAGAAAACAGGAGCAGATTCTATTATTGAGAGGCTTGATGATGCAGACGCACCAAGAGCCCTTCATAATATATCTCAGGCATCAATCGACAGATATGTTCGTGAATTAATACAAACAAGACGTATCGCAAAGTATTCCTTTACTGCAACGGGCGGTAGTAAGTGGTTAGGCACTACCATAGGAAGTATGTCTAATGGTGAATATCAAGCGGTTACTGCAAGAGACAACGCATAATAGAGAGAGGAAATTTAAATGGCTATTGAAACAACCATAAAAAATCTTGGTCAACATGAAGAGGCTATAAATGATTTTTTTGCTAATATCCCACATAATAGAAAAACATACACACCTTATGACGGTTATGAGTTTATTCAACATAAATCACATCATTCAAGACAAAATAGAAGATCAAGAGGCAAGGGCATTATTCAAACATATGCACCAAAAGTGGGCTCTAATATCACTCTTATGTGTGGAGATCATAAAGAAGAGGGAAAGATTGTTGCTAAAAGCGTTTCCAAATGGTTTGGAACAGGTAAGAACTATATAATATTTTCTTCCATGCTCGTGTATGTATTAGGTGAATAATATGCTTTTATTTCATAAAATTCCAGGATTAAGAGATGAAGATAAACAAGAGAATTGGTATTATAAGTATCGTAATTTTGAAGAGGATAGAAAAAACACAAAAGAATATTATACTCAAAATCCTCCAAAAGAAGGAGATTTAGTTGTTGTTTTATCTACACAATTTACGCATCGGATGGATAAACCAGAAATATTACCTATTGAAGCTATAACAAAACAAAAACGAATTGTTGTAAATCATAGCTTTATTTATTATGCAGGACGTTCATTTTGGAGAACAGGTCAAAATTGCTATGCACCAAAAGGACAAGTACATCTGGTCCCTGCCGAACTTTACAGAGATATTCCTATTCCTAAATCTTTATATGATAAAAAAGTAAATGAAGAATTAGCAAAATCAAATGAAATAGATATTAAAGATTTTTCTGACTTTTACGGTGGAATGGAAAATGTAATCAAACATCTTAAATGGATAATGCAAACTAGTTTTTGTTCTTATGAAAAAGCTAAAGAAGAAATGCAAAAAGATATGGATGAACACATTCATTATCTAATGTTTAATATACACAAAAGATCGAATAAACGAAATTTTAAAAAAAATTACAAACATATTTCTAAGTTTTTAGAAAAAGAAGAGGAGCAAAGAAAAAGAATTAGAGATATTTAACAGAAGGAAAAAAATAAATGAATAAATTAGAGAAAGAAGCATTTGAAATATTAACTGATGCGGAGCTTAAAATACAAAAATTGTTTTGGAACTCACCTCATAATCAGAATGAAAATTTGGGAAATTTATTTGGAGAAATAGCTGAAATTAAATCAGATTTCAAAAAAAAATGCCCAAGACGTCAAGTATCATAAATGAGTGTGTTATGGTTAATATAACGAAATAACATAAAGGAAAAGAAAATGATTATACAAAATCCAATACCAAGACAAACTTATTCATTAGCTCAGTATGATACTTTTAAAGATGGACCTATTTTAGATATTGCCGAAGATGGCTATGAAGTTCGTAAAACCATCAAAAAAATAGCTCATCGAGTGCGCTGTACACCAGAACAGTTAGAAGTAGCTGATGATGAATATACACAAGCTTATCATCGAATTACTCAAAACAAATGGTATTCAGATGACAATGTTATCGTAGCTAAAAAGATTTATGAGGGCATCGATAACTTAATGAATATACATAAAAAAGCTATGAGTGATTTAAAGATGCAATCAAAGAAACTCACGCACCCAGAAGAAAAAGAATGCTTAGATAGATGTATAACTGCCGTTCAAGATAACATTCAAAGCACTAAAGAGCTTGAACAGCGAATGATTGATTGTGTTAACGTATTTCATAAATAATAGGTGAGTTATGAGCGATTCTTTACCAAGATTTTACTTTTTAGATAAGGCTGAAGATTATATCGGGGGCCCTAGAAAACGTGACTACGGTGACGCAAAAGAAAATTTTAATAGGATCGCTCAGATACTTAACGCTATTCTAGAAGATAAATTAAAACACAAACTAACAGAGGAAGATATAGCACAAATATCTATAGGCATTAAACTAGCACGACTTAGAGAAACACCCAGCCATGAAGATTCATGGATTGATATCGCTGGTTATGCCGCTTTAGGAGGAGAAGTAGCTTGCGAAGATATATATACCAAAAAGAAAACCTAAGAACATTTAAATATAAAGAGAAGCCTGCAGCCAAACCAGCACATATTGAGAAGAAATGTTCGGGTTGTGGCAGCAATTGGGCGTGGTACTCCAGTGACTTTGGTAAAACTTGGCAGTGCCAAGAACACAGGAGGCCATAATGTTTGAACTTGCTATCGTTTGTTTAGCTAAAAATATATATTTTGAGGCCCGTAATCAACCTATTGTGGGTCAAATAGCTGTTGCACAGGTTGTTATCAATAGAGTTTACGATGAACGCTTTCCTAATGACGTTTGCGAGGTCGTATATCAGGGTCAAAGATACTCTTGGAATAAAGATATACCAATAAGAGATAAGTGCCAATTCTCGTGGTTCTGTGACGGAAAATCAGATGAACCAAAAGACAAAATGGCTTGGGAAAAATCAATGATGATTGCAGTTGGCGTTTATCAAGGTGTTTTATATGATGTTGTAGACGGTTCTACACATTATCATTCGGTAGATGTGTTGCCGAGTTGGTCAGATAGCAAACAGTATATTGTACGCATCAATGACCATATTTTTTATAAATGGGAAAAATAAGGAGATTTATATGTTTATTAACTTTATAAAAAAGGTTTTTCGGTTTCTTACAAAAGACCCAAATAGTAAGGATTCGGATGTAAAAGTAACAGGTGTCAGTAGTAAAAAATAGGTATCAGTGTCAGAGAGGGTGTGATACCAGTATCAGTGATACCTCAATAAAATCAATGAGTTAGATATAAAGGAATCAGTTAAAGTAAAATGTATGACACCAATGCTAAGTCATTGAAAATAAACAAGGTATCATTGGTATCACTGGTGTCATATATATATATATGTGGGGGTAGTGATACCCCACACATATATTATTAGAAAAGGAGGATAAAAAGATGAACTTTGATCAAGCGTGTACTATGACAAAAGAGCAGTTAAAAGAAGAGCTTATAAGATTAAATGATAAGGTGATAAATTTCATTCCACCAAAACCAACAAGACAAACAAGAAGTTATCTTAAATCTTCTCGTGGAGAGGAACCAACCTTTACTCCGAGAAGTAGAGAAGGAGCAAAATAACATGCCAAAGGCAGGGCAAAGCTTAACTAAGGAGCAAAGTCTAGCTCATATGAAAAGACTTACTCCGCAGCACCAAAAGTTTCTTGATAATTATATGTATCGAGATATGACACAGACCGCATCTGCAAGAGAGGCTGGATATAAAAATCCATCGGTGGCTGCGGTTAGGCTGCTTAAAAATCCAGTGGTGCAAGAGCGCTTAGAAGAGATGAGGCTGGAGGCTAAAGCTAAGTTCGGGGTCACAATAGATAAATCTGTTCGGGATTTATTAAAGCTTCGGGATCAAGCTTGGGAAATGGGTAGATTCGGAGAAGCAATTCGGGCTGAAGAGCTTCGTTTAAAGGCAACGGGGCTACTTATCAATAAGAGTCATGTAACGCATGAAGACGTAACTGGGCTCACAAAAGAGCAAATGATTGAAAAACTTGATGAATTTAGGCGTTTA